GATGCAGAAGTTCAAAGGATTGAGCAAGCTGTAAAAAAGACAGCGGAACAGGCAGTAGCCAACGGGCAACTGTCAGCGGTCAATCAGACGCAAATCAAAGCAGTGGTGGACAGTCTGAGTCAACAGCAGGAAACTTTGAAGGCGACGGACGAGAAGCTGGCGCAATTAATCCAGATAATGCTTCAGAAACAGTAAGATTAGAATACGACCCCGAAAATCCTAATCTGTTTTGTGATTTAAGGGAGTGGAATAAGCTTCAGCTTGTAAATCCACCAGCTAAACGACATGCCATTGCAATGGAGTGGTTGCGATTTAATTATCAACAGTGCGGGTATGGGGCGTATATCTATATTAGAAATAGTATGCCAAGGGTGTTAGGCACAGCTCATCAAGTTGATGTTGATGTTTTAACATGGGAACTTGTTGCCCCTCAAGCTGAAAGAACACAAGCAATGACTAAGAAAAGAAGATTATGACTCTTATGATCTTTGTTTTGGTGTTATTGACTCCCGGCGGTGTCCCAACAGGGGTAGAGCTTTATTTCCAAGAACTTACTTCCTGTTTAGAATATAGAGATGCTTTAGTTCACCAAAGTGTTCATCAACATAATTGGACAAGATCTAAAACAAATAAGTTTGATGGTTTTTGTGAGGTAAGGCTAATACCACAAGCAGAGGCAGGTAAAGGCAAATATATATTTAGAGATCCAAAGAGAACAAATAAAGACGATGACTGACATACCGCCTTTTCCAAATAGTGTGCAAGCACAGCCACCAAATGCAAAACATCAGATACAAAAAATAGAAGTAGAAAGATTGCATGTGCGAGAGACTAATAGGAAGAGTGAGGTGATAACCACCTATTACGACTCTAAAGTATATACCTACAAGAATGGAGCTTTTAGTTACACTACGCCAAAAGCCACAGGTCAAAACATTTTGGTTACTGTATAGATGGCAACAAAGAATAACTCGTTAGATCTTAATGAAGGTACAGCTATACGAATACCATTAGCTAACTTGATATCATTGTTAGCAGCTACTGCCGTTGCATCTTTTGCATATTTTGGACTAACAGAAAGAGTTACTTTTCTTGAGCATGATATGGATTTGCAACAGGTTGATGTCGAGGCTAACAGTGAGTTTCGTATCAAATGGCCGAGGGGTGAGCTGGGTTCTTTACCTGCTGACAGCAGACAAGATCTCAAGATAGAATTGTTAGAAGAAACTGTTTCTAAGTTACAACAACAAGTTGAAGAGCTTAAAGAAGATAGGTATGAACGCAAAAAAGTTGGAGCCTAAATCGAGATACGCAGAATATGATACTGACGGTGATGGCACAGTCACTGATGATGAATTATCTAAGCATCAAGAAATGTTACAACTAGAGTTGCAAGAAGAAAAAGCTGACTCACAAAAGAAAATGGCGTGGGTTGCAATGATATCTATGTGTGTATTTGCAATATTACCTTTACTTCCATTTGTACCCGAAGATCGTTTAAACACTCTAGCATCATTAAGTGATATGTTATTCTTGAGTCAGGCTTCTGTAGTAGGTCTTTATTTTGGTGCAACTGCATACATGAGCAGAAAATAAATGTTAAAGCGATTTAATTTTCAACCCGGAATTTACAAAGAAGGCACAGCCTATAGTAACGAGGGGAGATTTTATGATGGCTCATTTGTTAGATTTAGATCTGGTAAACCAGAAAAAATGGGGGGTTGGACAAAAAAGTATGCTACTACATTTGTTGGTGTTTGTAGAAAAATAAAACAGTGGGTGTCTTTATCAGGTGTTAGATATATTGGACTAGGAACCACAAAAAAAACTTATGTAGCGATTGGAAGTGTATTTAATGATGTAACTCCAATACGTCTAACAACTAGCGCAGGAGATCCAACTTTTTCAGCTACTAATGGATCATCAACTATAACCTGTAATGAAACAGGTCATGGGGCAGTGCTTGGTGATTTTGTTACTTTTAGTAGCGCAGCAAGTTTAGGTGGCAATATAACAGCAGCTGTATTAAATCAAGAGTATGAGATTACAGAGATTAGCTCTGCTAATGCTTTTACATTTACAGCTAAAGATACATCAGGTGCCACAGTAACAGCTAATAGTAGTGACACAGGTAATGGTGGTGGCAGCACTGTAGCTGCATATCAAATAAATATTGGGTTAGATGTAGCTGTACCGGGTGGAGGTTGGGGGTCTGGGCCTTGGAACTCAGGAACTTGGGGAACATCAAGTGGTGATACTTTAACAAATACACTGAGATTATGGAGCCTTGATAACTTCGGAGAAGATTTAGTCTTAAACCCAAGACTCGGATCTATTTATTTGTGGGATGCAACCAACGAAACCAATAGAGCTTTAGAGCTTACAGATATATCTGGCAATGATAATCCACCAACTGAGTGTTTGCAGATAGTTGTATCAACACAAGATCGCCATGTATTAGCTATTGGCTGTAATCCTTTTGGTGAAACTAATATAGATCTTATGCAGATACGATGGTGTACACAGGAAAATTTATTAGATTGGACACCCAAAACTACTAATACAGCTGGTGATTTACGACTTTCTGTAGGATCAGAGATAATAGGTGCGTTACGAGGTAGGCAGGAAGTTGCAATCTGGACAGACGCTGCTCTTTATAGCGTTCAGTTTGTTGGAGCGCCATTTATATTTAAAGCAAATTTAATTACAGATGGCGTTAGTCTTATATCTCAGAATGCAGCTATTAGTGCTAATAATGTAATCTTTTTTATGGATCGTAGAAATTTTTATGTTTATTCGGGATCTGCCAAAGTTTTGCCATGTTCTGTTAGAGCATATGTGTTTGACAATCTTAATCAGATACAGGCAAATCAAATAGTTGCATTTGCAAATACAGGCTTTAATGAAGTTGGTTGGTTTTATCCTACAGGTGATTCAACTGTGTTAAATGCTATGGTTGTTTATAACTATGTTGAAAATCATTGGACTATTGCAGATCTAGCAAGAGATTTTTGGGATGATGCAGGAGCATCTTCAGATAATCCTATAGCGGTAAAAACAACAAATGACTCTGGTTTAATATTTGAGCATGAAGTGGGGTTTGATGATGATGGATCAGCTTTAACGGCATTTATAGAAACTGCTGACTTTGATATTGATGATGGAGATCATTTTGCATTTGTCAGAAGACTATTGCCAGATTGTGATTTTGTTGGATCATCTACTAATCCCACATTAAATTACACTATAAAAACTAGAGATAATACTGGTGGTACACTAACATCGGAGTCCACAACATCAGTTACTACCACTAGCGAGTTTGCTTTATCTAATGTTAGAGCTAGGGCAAGACAGGTTAGGGTTAGAGTAGAAAGCACAGATGTAGAGAATGGATGGAGATTAGGAGATGTTCGTCTTGATGTCAGACAGGATGGGAGGAGATGACAACTAAAACGGCAAGTGGAGCGGAACATAGGCTCCCTTTAGAGCTACCAACACCCGACTATCAAGAAGACTATATGCTTAGGTTAATAAACCAACTGAGGATAGTTTTGGAGTTGATTCCATCAAAACAAGATGTAGAGAATGAATCATCTGCAATATCTTGGTTTATGTCGTAATGCCTACCATTTATCAAAATGCAATTAAGACATTAGATTCCACATCTATTACAGACGTATATGAATGCCCACAAGGGGCCACGGCAATATTGAAAACGGTTAGTGCATTTAACACTAACGCATCTAATCCAGCGTCTTTGATTGTTCATATTTTTGATAACAGCGCATCAGGAACAACAGAATTTGAAAAGACTGCTTCGATAGCAGCAGAGACTAGGAAAGGGTATCTTACAGAGGGTGAAGTAATTGTTTTAGAGTCAAAAGACAAATTGAGAATGACTGCTGGAACAGCTAATTACTTTGATATATTTGTTTCATTACTTGAGATAACATAGCGTTTAAACGCTTATAGAGTGTGCCATGAACAGAGCATTTCAGAAAGATCAGCCGTTTAAACAACAAGCTGATATGTTGGCTTCTAAGGGTAGATACGGAGACTCAATGCTGGTTCACATGAACCCGCGAGAAGTGGATGTTCTTCGTTCTATGACACCTAACAATGCACTTACTATCAACCCTGATACTGGTCAACCAGAAGCATTCCTACCTTTGCTATTGGCATTAGGTGGTGGATTACTTGGGGCAACTGCGCCAATAACTGCCTTGGGTGCTCTAGGTGGAGCTGCTGGATTAGCTGCCGTAGGCTCTGGTGTTGGCACAGCAATCGAAACAGGAAGTTTGGAAGAGGGATTGAAGGCTGGTCTTATAAGCGGAGTCTTGGGTGGTATTGGTGGTAAGTTTTTGGGAGAGGGGCTACAAGGGGGTCAAGAGCTTTTAAAGGAAGGCACTAAACAAACTACGGAACAATTGGTTCAACAGGGGGGTTCTGAACTTCTACAAACGGGAGGGAGTGAAGCGTTTAAACAGGCTGCTGGTGTCGGTGGGCAGAATGTTTTATCAAATATTGCAACACAAGCTCCATTGGGATTTAGTCCAGCTGCTGCTCAAACTTTGCAAGAGGCTGGCAAGGCTGCTGTTAATAAACCTATAACAGATGCTGCTACGCAAAATATATTCCAAAAAATAGGTAGTGAATTTGCGACTATAACTCCTAGAGAACTAGGATCTATAGGCACAGCTGCACTTACTGGTCAGGGAATGACCGATCAGTATTTGGCAATGAATATGCCTTTGGGTATGGCAGATGATGATGAAGACTTTTATGTTCCCGTAACGTTAGACGATAGAGGTGTTCAGTTCCCGGTATCTGGTAGAGGTGGTAGATCATCAGAAATGGATTATTTTGCTAATCCATTTTCTTATACACAACAATTTCAAGAAGGTGGCTCTGTTAATTTTAGTCCTTTTGATTTTGGCCCGCGCTTTGACTTTAATACAGACCCATCTACAGTTCCTGTGGCTGGCCCGGCATTTTTCTCACAAGCACCAGAAGTTATTGGTACAGAAACCATACAGCAGTTTGTTCCAAGAGCACAGGATACACAATTTAATTTAGGCACTAGAGGATTTGCGGATGCTCCAGTCATTGATTACAGCGCAAGATTGCTAGGTGATCCTACACTGACTAGAAATATCTATGGTAGTGCAATTATGGATGATGGAGGCACTACTACAGGAACTACTACAGGAACTACTACAGGATCAACAACAGATACATCTGATCCTACAGATGCTATTACTGATCCTAATCAAGATCCGGGCGGTGCTCCCGGCTCTGATTATGAGGGAGGTAATGTTACTGGAGATCCTACTGCGCCGGGACAAACTCCGGGTGAACCCGGCATGATAATACCGGGATATCAAGACCCGACAGGAATGGGGTTCAATCCCGATGACTTCATAGCTGCAAGTGATATCGATACCTATATAGCAGATTATTTAGCCAGCAATCCTATTGATACATCAAGTTTCGTAACACAAGACGATATAGACACAACACTGCAAGGTTTTGATCCTTTGGCTGGCTTTGATCCAACCGGGTTTGTTACACAGGATGATTTAACTACCACGTTACAAGGGTTTGATCCAATGGCAGGTTTAAACACTTCTGACTTTTTAACTACGTCTGATCTCAATACAGCGTTATCAGACTTCAATCCACAAATAGATACCAGTCAGTTTGTTACTGCATCGGATCTCGATACTGCATTGACAGGATTCAATCCGGGCATAGACACATCTAGTTTTGTAACTCAAGCAGATTTAGATGCACTGGCGTTTGATCCCACAGGATTGCAATCACAGATAGATGCGCTATCAGCTGCTCCAGCAGCAACTACATTTGACCCGACAAGTCTACAAACACAGATAGATGCTTTAACTACGCAATTAGGTAATGTTTCCAGACCATCAGCGGGATTAGCACAAACAGCTGGTACAGCCTTAACAAGACCTACTAACGTGGCAATGATACCTATCGGACGTTTTTCATAAATGGATAGACCAATAACATCAATATCTCAGCTGCGAGGTATGCAGGAGCAAAGTTTACGTCAAGCTAAAAAAATGGCTGATCAAACAGAAGATCAGCTAAAAAGCATGACGAAGGCTTTTGATTTAGAAAATCTCACGATGGATCAGATTAGGGAGCTGTATAAAGAACGCTTTACAAAAGAGCCGAAAAATCCATTCGGCGGTTTGTTGCCAAAGTATGCGCATGGCGGTCAACTAGAAATAGAAACATCGTTTTTTGAGGGACTGGTTCCCGGTGCTGGTGGGGGCATGGATGATGTCGTTCCAGCCAATATAGAGGGCATGGAGCCTGTTTTACTGTCAAGAGATGAATATGTTATCCCGGCAGATGTTGTGTCGCACATAGGAGATGGGAGCACGACAAGGGGTGGTGAGCTGCTAGATCAGATGATAGATAACATTCGTAAAGAAAAAACAGCCACTACTGTTCAACCAGAAGAAATGAATCAAACACCAGAACAAATTGTTATGGATATGCGAAGACCAGAGCCATATGTAGGATGAGCAAGTTCGATATAAAACTTATAGAAAAGAATAAGATTTTAGACATCTGGCCTAAGATATCTCATCACGCCGAAAATCTAGAGCGTAGAAGTCACGGCAGATATAATACTGCTGACATTCTTCATCAAATGATAGAGCTTCCTTATTTTGTATGGATTGTGTGGGAAGAAGAAAATCCAATAGGGTTTTTTATTTGTGGTGTGAATGTGTATCCAAGAAAAAAATATTTAGATTTGAATACCTTGAGTGGTGTTAGATTAAAGGAGTGGGGAGAACAGGCATTAGAGGTCTGTGAGGTATTTGCAAAAACATTACAGTTAGACGGACTAGAAACATCTACTGCACCTGCATTAGAAAAGAAGTGGTCTGATAATGGTTTTGTGAAGGAATATGTATTAATGACGAAGCCTGTAAACTATGAAACACAGGATGTAGATCAGCCAGTATTGGAGGTCGTGAATGGGCGGTAGTAGCGGTGGTGGTGCAGGTGGTGTGCAGAATGTACAAACAACTGTCACAAATACAAATATACCAGAGGAGTTTTATCCGTATCTCCAGAAAAGCTTGCAGTCAGCTGACGCTATATTGCAGCAAGATTATGTGCCGTTTGAAGGACAAAGACTCGCTGCTTATACTCCAGAACAACAGGCTGCTTTTCAAGGGATTACGGGACTTGCCTCACGATCTTTGCCCGGTGTTAATGTTGGTAGGGCAAGAGCCACTGATCAATTAATAGATCCCACAACGGGTCTTCCTAGAGGGGCAAGCATCACAGATGCAACTACCAGCTATACTGCACCCGGACAAACACCAACTGCTGTAACACCCGGTAGAGTTGCTTCTACCTATACAGCACCAGCAGCATTTGACTCAGGGTATCGTGCAGGAGATATCCAAGCTGGATTCCAAGGCGCAAATATTGGCACTGGATATACTGGCACAGAGTTTACTCAACCCGATCTGGCAAGTCGGATTGCGCAGTTTCAAAACCCTTTCCAAGAGCAGGTTTTGGATCGAGCGCAAGAAAGAGCAGCTAGAGCTTTCAATCAGCAACAAGCACAAAGAAATTTACAGGCGACTAGAGCGGGTGGAGCCAGTGCTTTCGGGGCAAGAGGCACACTAGCAAACCTAGAGGCAGAACGAGGGTTTTTAGATAGGCAAGCTGCACAAGAAGCCGACTTATTATTAAAAGGATATGACAAGGCAACCGCTACTGCACTAGCTGATATTGACAGACAATTAAAAACACAACAGCTGACTGACGCATCTAGGAGAGCAGCTGCTGGCCTAGGTCTTCAAGCTGATGTTGCGACAGGCAGATTTGCACAGGCTGCTGGCACACAAGATCTACAAGCACAACAATTAAGAGATGCTGCACAAAGAGCGCAGGGGCAACAAACATTACAAGCATTGCTTGCAGCAGATAGATCAGCACAAACAGCAGATCAGTTAGGACTACGTGCTGACTTAGCTTCTGAAGAGTTAGCACTGAAGGGTGGAGAGCAAGGCATAAGAGCATTTGATGTAGGAGAGCGTGCAAAACAACAAGCAGGTGCGCAAGGTCTACAGGCATTGATTGCAAATCAAAGAGCGTTAGCGCAAGAGAAAGCTAGGTTAGATACGCTTGCTAGATTTGGCATAGATGTTGATCGACAAGAACAAGCATTGGACTTGCAGAGGCTAGGAGCACTACAGGCGTTAGGTGCAGATCTAAGAGCCGATGAGCAACGTATACTAGATACGGCATACCAAGACTTCTTGCGACAAAGAGACTTTCCTAAAGAGCAGTTACAGTTTTACTCTGGAATTCTCAGGGGTGCGCAAGCTAGCCCGATGGATAGGACAGTGGCTCAACAGCAACCTGCTGCTAGTTCAACAGGCCAACTACTTAACTTCTTATTAGGTGCAGCAGCTTTAAATAGAGCAGCTTAGGACGTTTAAACATGGCAATGGAAGATCTACTTAGAATTGCGGATAGAACAGAGGGATTGCCAGATCAAGCTCTAGCCCAGCTAACACAGGCTGGAGGGATTGAAGGAGTTATCGCTGCAAGTGAAATGAAAGCTCGTAATGATATCAGGCAAGAAGCATCTGCTATGCAGAATATGCCACAGCCCCCTGTAATAAATCAGCTTCTAGCTACAGCTATGCGTCCTACTATGCCAGCTGGCCCTATGGCGCAAGTTCCAATGCAACAGCCTATGCCTGACCCAATGATGACATTGCAGTCTATGCAGCCAGCACCAATGCCTATGGCAAAGGTTGGTGGTCTAGTCAGACGATTCCAAACAGGAGGTAATTTAAGTGACTTCTTTAGCCAACTAGAAGATGCTGGGGTAACGGAGGATCAATACCGATCTATGTCTCCAGTTCAACAAGAGCAGCTTGTTCAATCAATAAATGACAGAACAGCACTACAGCAATTTGGAATGGGAGCATTGCAATCAGGTGCTGCTGCGGTAGATGCAGCTATGCTTGCACCAAGAGTAGCCGGTAACGTTGCGCAACTAGCAAGGTTCAGTAGATTCGGACGAGCTTTGGGATTATCTAATCCGGGTGATACAGCTTCATTAACACCATTTGACGCATCTCAAAGAGCAGTCGCAGGTATGCGAGCAGCTTTACCGCCTCCTTTAACAAGGCCTAGTTTAAACGTTCCAATGAGCGGGACGGTTATAGGTGGACAGCAACCGTCTGCTGTTACATCTGCACAGCCAAGCACAACTGTTTCATCTGGAGCGGTAAGCCAATCCTCACAAGCATCAACTACTCCGCAAAATGTTCCTTCTGGTCAGACAGGAGGTCTAGCTTTGCCACCGCCAAATGATATCGCAATTTTAAGCTCTATGTATCCCGGTGCATATGGTGGGCCTATGGCGGGGTTGACTCCGCAAAATATAATGTCTGGTGTTGATGCAGCTGGTGCTGGAGCTACGCCATCAACAAGTGTGAGCAACACGTTAAGATCTAAAGCTACAGGCATTAGCAATGAGATGTTCAATGATTTGATAGCTAGAGAAAAGCAATACAAAACGGAAGTAGATGACTCTCTTAACAAGCTAAAAGATTTAGAGGCAGAGCTACCAAGCAAAGAAAACATTAAAGATAGAATTAAAAAGCAAACAGATCTTGGCGTAGCATCTGCATTTTTTAATGCAGCAGGGAATGCAACGCCTAGTTTCATAGAAACGATATCAAGAGGTTTGGCTGGCGCATCTAATGTGATGAATAAGTTTTCTGGTCAAGAGCAGAAAGAACTTTATCAGTACGCTATCGATGCTTACGGAAGAGAGAAAGATAAAGCTAATACTGCTTATCAGAGACAACAAGACAATCTCAAGCGTATTAATGATGCTAGAACCTTGGAAGCTACATACGCCACAGCGGATGCAAAAAATCAAACCACTCTAGCTACTAAGCGAATGGATCTTTATTTCCAAGCAGTTAGTAAAGGTTTAGAGGTAGATAAATTTGAAGCTGAACAAAGAAATCAGTTTAGAGATGATGTTAGAGCAGCCATTAACGACTTTAATAGCACAAGAGCTGGCTTCACTGATATAGAACAAAAATTAGATACAACACCAGAACAAGCATCAATAAGACTTGCTGTGGGTGGGTATGAGCAGTTATTCGTACCAGAGGCGAGAAGACTTGTTAATAACTCTATTAAAGAAATTATTCCAAGACTAGCTCAGATAGAAAAGTCTGTAAGGCAGGATAAAACGTTATCTGACAGTGAAGTTGCTAGGCAAGTATCTGCGCAAATTTATGAACAACTTAAAGAAAATAACGAGGTTGGTCACGAGGCAGTTCTCAATAAGTACGGTGCAGAACTAGGAGAAATAGCTAGAGCAGATTCACCAGAAGATAAAGCTGAGTTGTTAAGGCTGTTTAAACAAAGATATAGATGGCTAGATGATAAGTATATATCGAGCGCAATACCGAACATTTAATGGCTACACAAGAAGAGCGAATACAAAGGCTTATACAGACTTTACAAGGCCCGTATAGACAAGGCTCACAGTTTGATGCCCCTGTATTTAGACAACCACGAAGCCAGTTCCGACCTGTATATGAGCAGTTAGCACCTATACAGCCGGGAAGTTTTGCGGCTGGCGCAGCGTCACAAGCCCCGATCTCCCAATCACAGGCAGCTGTGCCACCGCAACCTGCCTCACCCCCAGAGCAAGCGGTCGATTTATTTGCTGGATTTGGCACAGGATTCTTGCCAGAACCTATAGCCCCGCCAGAAGAAGAAAGCCAAAACCCATTACTGGCTGTACCAAGAGGCATAGCTAGAGGTGTAGGCCAAACTGCACTTACTATCGGTGAGGGTTTATTTTCAATAGCAGACACCGTAACTAATGTAGCTGGCTTTGAGGATGCGCTAGATCCTGAGTCATCAGAAGCATTCAAGGCATTACAAGAAGCAAAAGCTTTCGTAGGCAATGAAGAGACTGTCGTAGGCAAACTGGCAGAGGCTCTAGGAAGCATACTGCTATTTGCTGTACCCGGATTAGGGGCAGCTGGAGCAGCCAGCAGAGGGGCAGCACTTGCAGCTAAGGGCAGCGAATATGCAGCAGCAGCTACTCGCGTCAACAAGTTAGCTAAGGGATTGAAAGGCATACAGTACGGTGCTTTTGCGCCGGGTGTTGGGGCTGGTGAAGCAAGCTCACTGATAGAAGCATACAAAGCAGCTGGCAACGATTACACGGTAGGGCAACGTAATCTAGCTATAGCGTTAGGTGTACCGATAGGATTCTTAGAACTCTTGCCAGTAGAGATGGTTCTCCGTGGTATACCCAAAACTATCGGGCAGAATGTAAAGAGTCAGGTAGTAAGGCGACTGTCCGAAGCATCTACTACAGGTATAGCTGAAGGCGGTCAGGAATTAGTTGCAGGGTTCTTGCAAAAGTTTGCAGCCCAAAATAACTATGATCCTGATATGCCATTGACTGACAGTATGTTGTCAGACTTTGGTTATGGTGCTGGTGCAGGTGCGATCTTTGATTTGCTGGTACGTGGCAAAGTTAAATATCCCAAATCTGAAAAGCAGCTACGTCAAGAGCTTGAGTCTGCACCAGATTTACCCGCTCTGTCAGATGAACAGCTTGCAGAGATGCAGCAGAGTGAGCAGCCAATATCTGTATACGATGCAGATGGCAATATGCAGCAAGCGCAAGTACTAGGCGTAGAAGGCGATAAGGTCAAAGTATTAATTAACGACGAGGATATAGCCTATCTGCCCAAGAATCAGACGGTAGATCCCGACACTGGACTGTCGTTTGCTAGTGATGCTGATTTGCTTAGTCCTAAATATCGCATCAACGATAAAGCTGTAGGAGAGATGACTACACAAGAGCTTTACGAAGAAGGGCTAAAGCCATTCGTATCGCCAGAGTTATTGCCACAGGTTGAGGCTGGCAACATCACTCTCAAGGATGCGATCAAAGCTACACAACAGGGCGACAAAGCACAGGCACAAGCCAAGCCTGATAGCGTATATAACCTCAAGGCAGTAGAGAAAGAAAAAGAAAGGCGCAACCCAGACTATAAATCTAATGTAGAAGTTGGTGTCGCAAGCATATTACAAGACGCTGAAACTACCGAGGCTGTAGATAGTGGCGACCTATCAGACAATATCGAACAGACCCTGAGTGGACTTATAAACGAGCCTAATCCTACAACAGTATTGGGCAGGGCTGCTTTAACAGGTGAAGAATCAGAGACTCTACAAACACAGATAGAAACATCTGCTATCGAAAGAGAGATAAAGAAACAAAAGGTAAGCAAGAAAGATAGAAAGAATTATATACAACAGGTAACAGGAAGCCCTGATACAGATCTAGCACAGTTGACCAACCAGCAGAAGATAGATCTATTGGATGTAGTGCAGCAGCACCAACAAACTAAAAAGCGTTTAAACGAGCAAAGAAAGCAGGAAGAAGCTGAGAATAAGCTTCGTGAAGAGGGTCGCAAGCAAGCTATCGAAGAGGCAGCAGCAGCTGCATCTGCACAGCAAGAGGCAAAAGATGCGCGACCTCCAGAGACAGAGGCCACAGAAGAAGTTGTAGAAGAAGAGGTAGTAGAAGAAGAGATACAAGACGAGCCTACTACCGACAAATTTATATCTGATCGTGTAGAAAAATCTAAGCCAAAATATAGAGATGAAACCCCTGTATTTGATTCGTTACTAGATAAGGCTTTATACATTGTAGGTAATCCCCGCAGCAGATCTAAAGCTGATCAAGAAATTATGGGGGAGTTGATAGATTATTATCGACGTACTGGCCTTAATCTTTCAGAAAATACTATTCGTGAATTAGGACAAGATGTTAGATCGAAGGTTAAAGAACAAGGAGAAGCTGCGAGAGCAGCAGATAAACCTGTTTTTTCAGTACCTCAAATCAACCCAAGAACAGAGCAAGAAACGACACAAGAAGAGGTTGCAAAGAAAGAAAAAAAGACTAAGCGCAAACTAAAGAAAGAACCTAAGACTGTTTTATCTACAAAAGAAAAGGCTGATATCGCAGATGATGTTACAGCTGATGTGGGTAAAGCAGACCCTGCTGTCATGGGTCTTGCCCTAAAACTGTATAACGAATACAGACAGGGTGGCATGGATCACGACTCTGCTAGGAACGCTTTTTCCTCCGCTGATGAATACTTAGATGCTGTTGATCAGGCTACAGATTTAGACTTCGCCTTAAAAACTGGTCAGCCTGTAGCTGGAGAAATGGTTGCTGGCACAATGACTGAGCTAGGGCCGGGTGTTGTTAAATCCAAAGCACCACTTGATATCAACGAGTTTAACAGAGTTGTGCAGGTCATTAAGTCTATTGCCCCAACAGCTAGGATAGAAGTTGCCTCACAGCTGTTTGGCCCTGCTAGGTCAATGGATGATCCCAACTTACAGACGGTTGAAATAAACGGTGCGCAAGTTCCAATGCAGGAAGCGTTAGGATTACAGGCTGGCAATCTCGTTGCCGTATCTCTAACAACAGATGGCTTCTTAGATACCAACAACCGCGCATATCACGAAGCAACACACTTCTTATTCAACAACGGTTTCTTTAATGCACAAGAGCTGAAAGATCTACAAGCTAATGTTGGGCGTATGCAAGACATAGTACGCAGACAGCTTGGAGATAAAGAGTTTAACAGGGCTATGGACGGTCTTAATCCATTCCAGCAGCTAAATGAGCTGGTTGCATACTCGTCTGCTTTGTATAACCGTGGCCTAGATATAGATGGCAAGGTTCCAGCAGAGTTTAATCCACCGCTGCGCCGTATATTCAGCAAGCTTCTTAAACTGTTTAAACAGCTTAGGGCAGCTTTTACGGGTGAGCGTTTGCCAGCAGAGATAGAAGATATATTTAATCAGGTTCGTCAAGGTCGTGTCGGTACGCGAACACCTGATGCGGGGCCAGTTAGAAATCTGCGCCAAAAAATAGGCCCGTCATTAGATACATCTGGATTATCCCCAACAACACCGCTTTTCATGTTAAAGCAGGGGCCAATCGCAGCCAGCACAGGTATGCGTCCGTCATTCCATTCTAAACTAAAGCGCACATTACAAAATCAATCTAATGATAAAGCGTTGCCAGAAGCTTGGGCAAAGGTAATAACTAATAAACAAGGCAAAGCAGAGCTGGCAGGTAAGTTAAAAGGAATAAAAATTGAAGAGTTCAATGACTCTGGACTAGGTACTTATTTAGCTACGTTGCCAACTGACAAGTCTGTATCTGGTAAAGATTTAGAAGATTATGTGTCAGAAACAGAGCAGGTATTAGAAATACAAATATACGGAACTCCTATATCTAGGCAAGGCAATGAGGACACACGAGGAGAGGCGACATATAGAGAGGCAATCCAATCAGAAAGAAATGACTTGGCTTATGAAGAAGTTGGAAAAATAGCTTTGAGTTCTTTGCGTTTAGCTAAGAATGGATTAGAGGATAAAGGCACATTAAGCGCATTAAAAGAAATTGTTAATACCTTCGCAAATGGATCTCCTAATCCAAATATCAACAACAATATATTTAGCGAAGATGTTATTTCAGATATCAATAAAATAAATCTTGATTTTAAAAATCAATTTAGCGAAGTAGCTCCATTTAGTGAGCAAGAAAGAAAGTTGCATCGTGAAATAGTTAAAAAGCTGAATCGTGATATACAAGATCCCAAGAATGTTTTGAGCCTTAGAAACTTTGGGCAAATGTTGGTTGATACAGAATCGTCACCTAAAGATGCTCAAACCTTTCCTAGAGCTACTGATGTGACAGGTTCTGGTTTGATGGATTTTGGCAGACCAATTGGACAACAAACTCCTGTAGGTAGTGAAAAACCTTTTGATGTTCGCTATTCAGATAATCAATCTTTAGGCGAAGGGTTTTATAAACGATATACCCAAATGGGTGGACGGGATTTTGTTTCTAATATACCAGATCCGACAGATGACATTAAGCCATTAACTCAATACAACTACAGAGAAATTATATTAGCTGCGACTGTAGATAATCCTCTTGGAACAATCTTTACGCACTCTCATTTCAAGGATGTTATTAATCCAATCCTCCACGCTAGGCTTAGTGATTATGTTTTAGATAATGGTGAGGTTGTATTAGTTATAGAAGAAATACAATCTGACTTGCATCAATACGCACAAGAGAGAATGAGAGCATTAGCAGCATCCGATTTGTATTCGTATGGAGATATTTCATATCCTAGTTTTGATCGTTTAAACAGAACAGAAAAAAACTTAGTACGACAAGAACAAAATAATTACAAAGACGAGGTTTACGGAAAAGAGATACCAAATCTGCCCTTAAAAAATGAAAATCAAAGGCTTGCTTTTGCCTTAGATCAAATTACAAGAATGGCTGTGCAAAATGGTTATGACCGAATTGCAGTAGTGGGTAGTGAGGGCCACAAAGAAAGATATCGAGATAATTTAAAAGAACATATTGATGGGATAAACATCGAAAGAACATTCTCTTTAGATGATTTTATGGAAAATTATAATCATTCTGTAGAAACCACAGTTATAGGAAATAGCAATGCTCTTGTTATAGAGGCTAAAGAATATTTTGTGGATGACCAGCCATTAGAAATGATTATTACATCTGATGAAATAATAAATCAGATAGATAGATTAGCGTATTTAGCCGAAGTTCCAACAATAGACGAAGAAGGTCTGACTGATACAGCGAGACAGTTAGGGGGTGTGCCTTTATCAGAAACGAGCACAGAATATGTTGATGCTGTGTCAGGCGAGTTTTCTCAAAACGTTATTGGTCGCGCTAAGTCACAAGCCAATATGTTATTTGAAATGTCATTAAAGGATCTAGATGGAACGCTAGGTCGTGTGTCAGCAATAAGATATTCACAGAGTTTGAAGAACTCATTTGAAAAAGAGTTTACTGAGGAGGTTGATGTTTCTGATGATTCAGTAACTAAATTATCTCACGCTATTTTTGCTAGAGCTTTCTCTGATGTTATGACAAGGAAATATCCAAACATAGCCAATGCATTTACTGTTTCTTATACCGTTCCAATAGTCAGATTTGAAAACAATCAATTACAAAAAACATCTGTCCTATCTAATGTGGTAACGCTTGGAGATCAAAGACCAATTGCTGTTGGGGATAATCAAATCCAAACGGTCGATTATAATCCAACCTTAGATGAGTTTTTAGGTGATAACACTGCCAAAATTATTAGAGATGAAATGAAGGATACGGGTAGTTATTTTGCGCCAGATCTATTATCCAAGCTCCAAGAAAGATACATTGAATTAGAGGCTTTGCGCACACAGAAAGAGAGTGGACAGGAGCTTACACCAGAACAATTAGAGTCAGAATCTTTATTAAACATTCCCGAAATCAAGGATATGAGGAGCCGAGTAACAGGCGCAATAGATTATCCAACAGGCTCTGGGTTTGAAAATTTATATGATAAAAAAGTGCCTCAAATATTAGAGGCAAGTTTAGCTAATTTACTTGGTAACTCATCCTCACAGATTAAAAATGCCAAGAAAAAGTTGAGGGCAGATAATTCTAATAAAAGATTATATTTAGGGAGTATTGATCCTAACAATATAGAGTCGGCAAAGATAATAGAGTTGTCAGAGCTGGAGGAACAACCTGCTAGGGTCATACCTTTAGCTGGCAGCATAGCCGAACAGGATTTGAATCTTTTGCGAAGATTACAAAAAGAAACAGCAGATATAGAAGAAGAGAATCTTGCTAGAGAACAAGAGGGATTTGAAGAAGAGCTAAAAGTTACCAGTGAAAACTATTTTTTGGGTACTTCTAATCAGCGTAATGCGCTAAAGGTATACGAAATTACCGACGATATGAGGGTGTCTGACAAACTTATAGAGTCAACAGAAATATATTACGCACAAAAGCAGAATGAAGCTGCTGCTGTCACTAATCATGGAACAGAAAACCTTCGTGGCGTGATGAAGAATGGTAGACAGAAAGCTATTAACTATGTCAATAACATTCCGTTCTTTAACACTCTTGGCGGTTTGCCACAAAAGCGTGAGTTTTACCTGAGTCGTGCTGAGTATTTGGGTACGGTGGGTAGATCTACCAAAGTTGCCGAGTTTTTGCGCGATGAGATAGGCAATAAATTCTTGTTCAAAAAAGGGCCGAAGGATCGTGCTGATACAGAGCAGTTAAGAACCACTATATTTAACTATCTGACTACTGGTGAGCCAGATGCAGAAGCAAATGTTCTGGCACAACTTAAAGCATTAGATCCTAGAGCAGCAGCTGCATCAGAAAAGGCCAAAGATCTGATAGAAAATTTAGGGTTGGAGCTGGTCAATAAAGGGCTTCTAAATCCTCGCACATTCTTCGCAAATAAAAGGTCATATCTGCCCCGTATATACATAAAACACGTACTAGAAGACAAGAGAGACGCAGCATTCAGCTATCTTAAACCTCGTAAAGATATGACAAAAGAGTCGCAAGAGTCTCTTGGCGTAATAAACGAGCTAGACCCTGCATTTTTAGTATCACGAGCCATACAAAGACCCATACGAGACTTACAGTTTATAGAGTTTATGAACTCGATTGCGGGTAACGATGCTTGGACTACCGCAGATGACCAGTTTGTTGTGGATTACATAGGCAAGAATGGTGAGCCAATTAAGGTCAGCGGTTTCTATCTAACCAATGAGGCTAGAACACTGCGAGAAATAGCAGATGCGCTTAGTGCAGCTGACCCTGATAAAGCAGCGAAGCTAACCCAAGATGCAGTAGAGATGGAGAACGCTGTTAGAGATGCATTTATAGCTAAAGGACTACAGCCATTAGAATACTACGAACAATTAGATGATGCCGGATTTGCAGCAGAGATACAGGGCTACGGCGATCAGTTTAAACGTGTTCCGAAAAACAAGAAGTATGGGTTGTTGTCCGGGCGTTTGGTCAGAACAGAGATATTCGATGATGTTATAGCGTCAGGAGCTATGTTGCAGCTAGGTGATGCTGCTGTGCAGGGTATTGCCTCGAAGGGTCGTGAGCTTACAGCGATTTGGAAGACAATTAAAGTACCGTTGAACCCGCCGACTATAGCTAGAAACTTATTTAGTAACGCCATACTGATGCATCTTTCTGGCGTGCCATTTTACAGAGTTATACCTAGATTCGTAGAAGCCATCAATGAGGTAAGAGCATATAACCGTGGTGACTTTGAGAACTCTAAGCACTATGCAGAGATGTTGAAACGGGGTGTACAGCAAACATCCTTTACAGATCAAGAACTTATGCAGATGGCTGACGATATGATGGACTTTTTAAGTTCTGTCGATGCCAAAGATATAGGTATGTATGGTTGGTTGAAGCTCAACACATGGCAGAAGTTAGCTCAAAAAGCCAGCAAGGTTTATCAGGGCATAGAAGTTATAGGCAAGACAGCTATCAATATAGATGTTATGGAGCGAGAGGGACTCAGTGCAGATGATGGCTTCTTACGAGCACAAGAATACCTGTTTGATTACTCCGATGTGCCACAGGTAGTTCGTAAAATACGACAAAGCCCATTGGGTATACCGTTTCTTACATTCCAATATAAGGTATTACCTGCACTAATTAAAACTGCGCTTCGCAATCCTATGAGATTTGCTCCATATGTCGCCTTGTCTTATGCCTTACCGTCATTGTTTATGTCGGCGTTTGATATAGATGATGAAGAGTACGAGGATGTTAAGAGTTCTTTGCCAGATTATTTGCGTGGCAACCCCGGCATGATACCTATACCTGTTCGTGATTCAGAAGGTCGATTACAGTTTTTGGATACTGCATACCTGTATCCGTGGGGATCTTTCTCTCAGCTTATATCTGACGCTGCTATTGCTGGTAAATCATTGGTAGGTAACAAAGGGCCAGCAGAAAAAGGGTTTGATATCAAAGATGTCACATCTACTTTGGGTATGTTTGGGGGGCCAGCATGGTCATTGTTTGGCTTATCACAAAACCTAGATCCATTTACACAAAGACCTATTGTAAATCCAAGTGATCCATTCTTTATATCAGATGCAATAGAGCGTCCCTTTTACAATCGCGGTCAGTTAACAGATGTTTTATTCTGGGCAGCGAATCAATACATTTTACCGGGATTTTTAAATACAGAATATGGTGCAGTATCAAAGCTTTACACTGCATTAGGTGGCAATACCAAGCCTAATGGTCTGGAAACGGATACGATTAATCAGTCTCTGTTGCGCTTCATAGGATTGAACCTATCGAATATAGATCCTCTACAGATACAGATATCACTGTCATATATCGAGCGTGAGAAAAGCAATATTATGGCAGCTATGAACTCGGTGGCGCGGGATCAAAGCCTGTCTCGCGAAGAAAGAATGAGGCGTTTAAACAACTATAAGCGTGTACTTGATTCATACGGAGCCAAGATACGGGAGCTTACCCGTAGTGGTCAGACCACAACTAGAATTATGCGTAATTTAAGAAGACAAGACCAAGAGGCTGAACGTGCTGCTAAGTTTGGAACAGATGGATAATGTGGCAGTTAGTCATAGGTAGCGGTATTTTGATGTTGGTTTTGGTAGGTGGCTTTAAGTCCTATTATGACAAGGCAGAGGCACAGAAACGTGAGCTGCAAACTAAGCTAGAACTAGCTATAGATAATCAGGAGTTGTTAGAAAAAAATATAGCTGAACAGAATCAACAGCTATTAGATCAAAAAGAAAAAAACAAAATTGTATTAGAGCGTATATCCGCACTTACCGTAGAAAATCAGAAGGCGTTGGAGGAAGTTGAAGAGATCAGAAAAAAGTTCTCGAAGCACAATATGGATGTGCTTTCATTGCGGAAACCAAAGCTAATAGAAAATATAATTAATCGTGGAACTAAGCAGGTGCTTAATGAGTTGGAAACTATTACCACTCCTACTACTTAGTGGATGTTCATGGCAAGAACGATTGCCAGAAGTAAAGCCTGTAGAGGTTGTTACGGTAGTAGAACAAGCTCCTGTGTATCACCCTCCGCTACCCAACAAAGTTACTACTATGCCTGTTGAGTGGGTTGTATTGACACCTCAAACGATGGGTGAATACTTAGCAGATCTTGAGCAGGGTAACGCACCGACGAATGCGTTTTATGGATTAAGTACAAAAGGTTATGAAAATCTTTCGTATAATATGGCAGAAGTTAAGCGTTATATTCGACAGGTATTATCCATCGTTGAGTATTACCGCAGCGCAGATACCAAGGAGAGCGAAGATGAAAACGAGTGAAGAGGGTATTGCATTAATAAAAAAGTTTGAAGGCTGTGAGTTAAGCAGTTATCAGTGTTCAGCTGGAGTATTGACTATAGGTTACGGTCATACGCTAGGCGTAAAGGATGGAGACACCTGCACTCAGGAAGAGGCAGAAGATATGCTTAAAGATGATTTAGGTGTATTCGAGGAGGCAGTTGACCGACTAGTGAAAGTTGAGCTAGAACAAAATCAATTTGATGCTTTAGTTGCTTGGACGTTTAATTTAGGTGAGGGGAATCTGAGAGAATCTACTATGCTTAAAGTTTTAAATGAACGCAATTATGGCGGTGTGCCAGAGCAAATTAAAAGATGGAATCGTGCAGGCGGTCAGGTGTTGGATGGTCTTATAAGGCGTAGGCAAGCAGAGGCATTATTGTTTGAAGGTAAACCTTGGGAATCTGTTTGAGTACACAACATTAGTGGTAGGTGATAGTAATGTTTAGGCGATTTAAGAAGGGCGGTAAGGTAAAAAAGAAGAGCAAGTCTCGCGTTAACGAAGCTGGCAACTATACAAAACCAGCTATGAGAAAGAGATTGTTCGAGTCTATCAAAGCGAGTGGCAAGGGTGGAAAGCCGGGACAATGGAGCGCAAGGAAAGCTCAGATGCTGGCTAAGAGATACAAGGAGAAAGGTGGGGGCTATAGGTCGTGAGCAAAGATCCCAAGAAAGGGACAGGCAAGAAGCCCAAGGGATCGGGCAGACGGCTGTATACAGATGAGAACCCCAAGGATACCGTCAGTATAAAATTCGCCACTGAGAAGGACGCTAGAGACACTGTAAGGAAAGTTAAGAACATTAAGAAGCCATTCGCTAGAAAGATCCAGATCCTCACTGTGCTCGAACAGAGGGCCAAGGTAGCTGGCAAAAACAAGCAAGCAGAGATAGCGAAGAAAGGTAAAGAGGCAATACGCAGAGCAAACGCAAAGAAACGTTAGGAGGTTTAAACATGCCGTTCAAGAAGTACAGCCCCAAGCAGAAAAAGCTAGCGAGAGTAGCGAAGCCCAGAGATAAGATTACCAAAGCCGACTTCGATAAACTAAACAAAGGTAAGAAGAAGAAGAAAAAATAATGGCTCTCAAAAAGTCACAGAAGTCCCTCAAGAAGTGGACGAAACAGAAATGGAGAACCAAGTCGGGCAAGCCTAGTGCCAAGACAGGGGAAAGATACCTACCTACTAAAGCCATCAAGTCCTTGTCTGCTAAGGAATACGCAGCTACATCCCGCAAGAAAAGAAAGGATACCAAGAAGGGCAAGCAGTTCAGCGCACAACCCAAGAAGATTGCCAAGAAAACAGCGAGGTATCGCAAATGAGTTTGACAGATGCTGAAAAAAACAGGCTGAAAAAGGTAGGCTTGAAGGGTTTAAACAAGCCAAAGAGAACGCCTAACCACCCCACCAAGAAAGGTGTCGTTGCTGTCAGGGACGGTAGCAAGATGAAGATCATCCGATTCGGTGATCAGAAGATGGGACACAACTACAGCGATGAGGCACGTAAAAGCTTCAAAGCACGCCATGCCAAAAATATAAAAAAGGGCAAAACATCTGCTGCTTTCTGGGCAGACAAGCTTTTCTGGAGCAAGGGGGGTAGCAGAAAGAGTCCACCTAAATCTCAGAAGCAAAAGTTCGGCAAGAAATAATCATATAGATTGTCTTCAATGCAATGGTTTCGTGTATGTATCTAAGCGTTTAAACGATGTCATGGAGGGTGCGTATGGACGGGTTTATCGAGACCCCTGTTGGCGATGTGGCGATGAAGGTCAAGTGGAAAGAGGACACCAAAGAGCTGACGATAGTTATGAACCCGATAGAAGCCCATCAACTTACATCATTATTAGAGGATGCCGTTCAATGGGGCGACTGCTCTAACATGGAAATAGACTGAGGCAGACGATCAGATTCACGGTGCTGAATAATTACGAGAGTCCGTACTTCATCTGACCTGTTGTTTAAACGCTGATGCTGCCTCTCACCTGCGCCAAAAAACTCTCATATTACTATAGCCTCAAAAGGCAAAAGTTAACCACGCCTCCGATATTTTTTTAATGTTTTGTTATATACAGGATTGATCTTTCTAATCAGAACGCTCTCCCAATATGTCAGTCTACGTTCTGGGCAACGCAGTATACGGACATGGGTGAATTCCTTGTCCTTATGCTGGGGTATCCTCGCATGAGGGTTCTTGGATTGACCCACATAAACTATCTTATCTTCCATTGCCAGCAAGTAAACACCCGGCTGTGATACATCATCCCTATAATGGAAACCCCTACCCTTCCTGAGAATTGCTTTGTTTACCTCATCTCTCTGGACGTCTTTTTTGTGTACGATCTCTTTGATCTTGCGGATAGATTCTACAGTCGCGTCCCTCTCCTTTTGTATAGACTTCAGTAGCTTTTCGGCTTTCTCTACTCTGGCTTCCTGATTGACAAGCATACCGCCCAATTCATTCAGCTGCTTTTGTTCTTCAGAAATAAACGCCTGTACAGAAACACCACCAGTAGCGGTAGCGAAACCTTTGTCAAGACTAACTTGCTGTGCATGATCATTGAAAAAGATCGCGCCACCAACAGACACATTGCTATTATCGAAACGTAAAATACCCATAACCCTACCCTTGTTGCGTTTAAACCCGCCTTTTCGACCACATCGGACGGGAACGATGCTTCTAAGGACGCGGAGTAATGTGCGCCCTAGGTCTTGCTGCTTATAGGTCAGATCCGAGCAGCGCGGATTGTGTCGCGTTCAGTGTAAGGGGAACGCCCGACCTATTTGTTAAACCTACTAGCGATTGACGTTTTCGGTTTGTTCTTTGGGTTCAAAGCTGGTGGCTCTGGATTCTCAAGCGAGATATAAATCTTCGCGCCCAGTGCAGCTGCGATCCTTTCTACCACATCGAAGCTAGGCTTACGCTCACCCCTTTCAACCTGTCCAACATACGCCTTGGTCATCTTAGACTTATCAGCTAATTGCTGCTGAGACATCCTCTGATCCGTTCTAAGACGCTTTAGCCTATCAGCATACCAACTCATAGCGATCTCTCAAACTCTTTCATGTGATCAGATAGAAGCGTTCTGGCTGTTTCGCTGTACTTTAACTCAGACCGTGACTCAACATTGCATACACTTCTAATTACCTGTGCTGCGTATTCTTCATCAGTCGTATTCTCAAAGTCTACATCAGGCCATTCGCCTCTGTTGCGTCTAACCCAAGACTGATATGACGCATCCCTGCAAATTAAATTAGCCCTAGCAACCGCACGCTCACCATCAGTTACAGCTGACGGACGTATAGGATTCTCGAAGTCATCTATCTGTGCGCACGCAACCATGTACCGTTGGCCTATGTTGGCAAGAGCCATCTCCTTGGGTACATCATCTGGATGCAATACGAAACTCAAGATGACACCATCTTTAGTCTGCCTGTAAGCATACTTCTTTGCCTCGAAGTGCTCTGCAATTTTACTCTCCAAGGTATTCTCCAGTTGAATCCAAACCAATCGTCACGTTCTTGTGCTCGTGGCAAACATGAACGCTTGTAGCTACAAACTGACTATTGAAGTAATCGAAAGTCAGGTTGTATCCCATAGGCTCCCCTGTATCACCCTCATCCTCATGGTCTGCAAATATATCTTGCAGCTTCATGGGCTTATCTTCCTCGCCCACAGTGTCGGGCAGAACCAAACTGATATATACCTCGCCTTCAGCAACCGCTATGGCATCTTGCTCGGTGTCTAATTCCATACGCACCAGAGGCCCAAGTTCATAATTAACCAACTCTTTAAAGTTAAATATAAGATGGGTCAGATCTTTTAACGAAATCTGAGAGGCCAAGTCCCAAACATCAGTCGCGCTATATGGTCGGTCACTCAACCTGTTCATTGCGCTTCGCAGCCTTGCACATGTTTTCTCCTCCTCAAGCAAATTTAATTCCGCTCGATTCAGTTGCTCTTGCAACTCCTGACCATGCGCTCTCTCTGCCTTTTGTCTCCTCTCCATTCCGTTTAAACGATCTTCTAAGAACGCCACCTTTTCGTTAGCCATTTCTAGCTCTTTCTCTATCAAAGCTTTCTTTTTGTAAGCCATATGATCTCCCGAATATGCTTAGTTAAGTTCCTCAGATAGCCAGCCAATAGGGTCTACACCCTGCATAGCCCACCATCTTTCCTCGTTACCATGTGCGTGTAGTTGTCGGTGATGGTCATCACACAAGGGAACAGCGAATTGATCGCCTGTTCTGCGCATACCACGCAAGCCATCACTATCCACGAAGGTTAGGTGATGAGCCTGTGCAGGGCGATAACAGATTAGGCAACCCTGTTCCCTGATATACTGTAGGTGCTTCCTACTTCGTATCTTTTTTGACCACTCTTTTTCTATCGCCATCCAACAACTCTGCACGTATATCTATAGCTCTATGAAGTGCAACTTTCATAGCCCTGATTAAACTTTCAGCTTCGTTTAAACGTTCACGGACATTCGTAAGCACATCCTCATCGAACTCTGTTTTGTTGATAGTCCTGACGTTCACACCAAACTCCGCAAGCTCGCGCCTACGTCTGCGTATCTCACGCTCTCTTTCGTTTAGCTTCTCTTCCAAGTCCATCACATATGATTTGGTGCGACTCATATCTCTATGTCATCAAATGAGTTAGAGATAGATTCCTTAGCCAATGTTTCTTTTGGCTTCAGTTTAACAGACAAGAAAGTGTTGCCTGTCTTCGCGGTCTTCTTGGTGATGTCGATGTAGTAATCCTTACCCTCAACCAAGATGTCGCCCCTGTAATCGGCGTGCCAATCCAGTTCCTTCTTCTTGTTCGGAAAGACATTGGATTGCATATCTCTTCGTTCCCATTCAGCCATTAAAATTCTCCTTCTTCTGATTGCTTACCTATGTTTTCTATTCTCACCATATGTTCCCTGATGAGATCAGCAAGCACCGTGAGTTCCTCATCTTGCTTGCCAGTGAAAGCGGTTTTTAAAGGTTGCCAAGTCTCTTCCAGCACCACCTTCAATTCAGCTGCTGTCTTGCAGTTCCCAAGCCTATCCTTCAACGTGTTAGACATATTTTTAAATAAGTCATCACCTTCCAATGCTTCTACCTTTTTCGGTGTTGGCACTTCTGTCTTTGGCTTGGCTGGCTTTTTCTTCGGCTCCTCTTTGTGATTAGGATCAGCAACCACCGCAGCGTTTGCGCTGTTACCATCATCATCCTTCGCCCCTATCCCACACGCCGTAGATAAAGAATACCTACGAGCATAGGTGAGAGCAGAACCAAAGCTCTGAGGTGTGCGCTTGTCAGCTGGCACAAACATAGGCCCAGCCGAAAGCTCTTCACCATGTCCATAAAACACTGTCTCGATACAGATGCCACCGTCCACTAGCTGCGACTTCTGTAGGAACACAATGCCCTCATCAAGCAGTGGTTGTTTCACCGCCTGTATGACATCCTCAAGCGTGGCATATGGATGCCCTTCTTGTGTGTTCTTTTTTGTGTAGAAGTCATTTACGGCAGTTCGCGCTGCACCTTGTATCTGACCTTGCGCTGACACCATCGCCTCGATGAGTGTCTTGTGTGACTCTTCAGCCATCCTCATTCTCCTGTTTAAACGTTGCGTATTGATCGCAGTATCCGCTGACATCACAGAACTCTTGGCATCGCAAAGGCACACCCTTACGATGATCTATCCTGTGTTTGTCTGCGTCCTTTTGCGCTGATATGAAAGACTCTGCTTCCATTTGAGAATCGAATACACGCACAGCACGTACACGTTTCTCTTTCATCACCGCGAATTTTTCATCGCGTAGCCAACGCTCTTCGTCTGTGCAGTCAGGCAAATTACCATTCCGCGCATCCTGATGAGCTTGGATTCTTTCTTCCACAAACTTTTCTGCCTGTTCGTAGGGCCACAGGTTTATGTTCTGAATGTGGATGTCGTGGGGTGGGTAATCAGGATTACGTTCAGCATCCCGTTTACTCCAATCTTTTATAAAGTTAATGATCTGCAAACCACTAACATTGATACCGTTTCTTTGCGCCAGATATGCATATATATTCAGCTGCTTCTCATCGCTATCATTATTCATCACGCCATATGCTTTGCGTGTCTTGTAGTCCTGTAAGACGCGAGAGCCGTCTTTTTGTATGTGCTGGATGTCTATCTGCCCTGATAGCCTAGCTCCCCCCACACAGCAGAACAGGCGTTCCTCTGTGATGTAATCGGGGTGCTCCGAACTCTCTAATATTTTATGAACGGCTGTGCCGAAGAGAGTCCAAAGATTCTGTCTGACATCACGATAAACAATATTGTTGGGGTCATCGTACAAT